CCGTGGAGTGGAGCACCGCGACCTACTTCATCCGCCGCGTTAGCGAGAAGTGCTGGGTCGCCGTACACGAGAGCATGGTATGAAGCGCGCTCTCCTGATCCTGGCGCTGTGTGCTGGCCTCGTAGCGTGCGATATGAAGCCCTGGCCGCCGAGTGCGGACTATGGCTCGTGCCTGAAAGGGCACAGCGAGGACTCCTACATCATCATGTGGCAGTCGATGTGTACGGGGAACTCCTGCACGCAGATTCCGTACACCATCCCGACCACCGACTTCGTGTGCGACGAGCACGAGTACCCGCTCGGCGACGGCCCGGAGTACCAGGCCGGAGTGAAGCGCTACGCCGCCGAGCTACAGGCGTGGTATGAGCGCCACCCGGAGAAGCGGCCATGACTTCCTACGTCACCTATCGGCCACCGCAGGTGGCCGGTTCCTGGGTCATTGGCGGCAACTTCTTCGTGCAGGTCCGGGAGCGTCCGAACTGGCTGCACCGCTGGTTCGCGCTGGCGTTCCTGGGATGGCAGTGGGTGGACGCATGAACAAGCGCGGCCCCCTGCTGCTGATCGACGCCGATGTGCTGCGCTACCAGCTCGCGTTCTCGAACACCGCGAACATCGACTGGAACGGCGACGGCAACAAGGTCGAAGCGATCCAGCCCGAGCGCGCGAAGGCGAAGCTGGAGGACTACATCGACGAGATCGTCGAGAAGTTCGGCGCGCGTGACTACTTGCTGGCCCTGTCCTGCAAGAAGCACAACTTCCGCAAGGACATCGACCCGACCTACAAGCTCAACCGTGCCAGCAAGGACAAGCCTGCCCTGTGGTACGTGCTCGACGAGTTCGTCTACGACGAGTTCGGCGACAAGATCGTGGAGATCGAGAACCTGGAAGGTGACGACGTGCTGGGCCTGTTGGCCTCGCACCCGAATCCGAAGCGCGCGCCAGGCAGCCGCATCGTCGTGTCCATCGACAAGGACATGCAGACGATCCCCGGCATCCGTCTCTACAACCCCAACCGTCCAGACGTGGGCGTCCGGCCAATCTCGGCTCACGACGCTGACCTGTTCTGGATGAAGCAGGTGCTCACGGGTGACCAGGTGGACAACTACCCCGGCTTCCCCGGCATCGGCCACAAGGGCGCGGATGAGCTGCTCATGCCCATCCACGAGGCGTACCGCGATGCGTCCGTCGAGGAGCACCTCGGCGCGCTGTGGAACACCGTCGTCACCACCTACACCACCCGCATCCCCCGCGGCGGCACTGAACCGCTGTCGAAGCACGATGCGATCCGCCAAGCACGCCTCGCGCGAATCCTGCGCTACGGCGACTACAACCCCAAGACCAAGGAAGTGAAACTGTGGAAACCCTGATCCTGTTCATCACCATCGTCGCCGTGCTGGCCGTGCTGTTCGCCTCCGTAGCCTACGGCTGCGCCTGGCTGTGGTGGCGAAGCCTCAACACCCTCGAACGCACCCTGTACCGCTCGGCTGGCAGCGTCAAGCTGTGGCCTGCCGCTGTCGGCGTTGCTGGTGCGGCCTGGCTGATCGCCCGGTGCTTCGCCTGATGCGTCCGAAGCTGCTGGCCCTCGCCATCAACCTCGCGCTGCACGGCCGTCCCGGCTGGTAGCGCCGCTCCCTCAAGTCCCCTTCGGCCCGCCTCGTGCGGGCCTTTCCTTTTCTGGAGTCCCCATGAAGATCATCGGAATCACCGGCCGCGCCCGTAGCGGCAAAGACACCCTGGCCGAGTTCCTGGTCAGCGACCACGGCTTCGTGAAGCTGTCCTTCGCGGCCCCGATCCGCGCCTTCGTGGCGGACATCACCGGCCTGCCGGTGTCCGCGATGGAGGACGGCCCGCTCAAGGAGGAGCCGCTCGACTGGCTCAACGGGCAGACCCCGCGCCGCCTGATGCAGACCGTGGGCACCGAGTGGGGCCGCGAAATGATCGACCGTGACCTGTGGGTCAAGGTAGTCGCGCAGAAGATCCGTCAGGCCCGCCGCGACGGCGCTGCTGGCGTCGTGGTGTCGGACGTTCGCTTCGACAACGAGGCGCAGTTCATCCGCGAGTGGGGCGGCCAGGTGGTCCAGGTGCTCCGCGACAGCGCGGCCCCGGTCTCGGCGCATGCCTCCGAAGCAGGCGTCCACGGCGACCTGATCGACACCGTGATCGACAACAACGGCCCGATCCACCGCCTGCGGATGGTCGCGGAATCGCTGGCCCGGCTCTAAGGGTTTAGTGGTCATCATCGGGGGAAACGACAGTTTCCCCACCTATTCATAACCCAGGAGTTCTATGCAAATCCCTCTGCACTCCTACGACCTGATCGACCTCCTGGACGAACTGCACCCCGAAGTGATCTACGACCCCGCCCAGCCGAAGGAGGAGTTCCTGCTCCGGCAGGGCGAGCGTCGCCTGATCCTCCGGCTCAAGGCGCTGCGGAAGGTCGAGCAGATGGAGCACCGCGCCCGCTAACCATGTGCAGCAAGCCCAACATGCCGGACCAGCAGGAAAAAGACCCGATCCTGCTGACCCGCCAGGACACCCAGCCGACCGGCCACGCGGCCGATCAGCGGCGTAAGTCCAAGGTCCGCCTGGACCTGAACAACGCAACGCAGTACCAAGGACTGACCATTCCGAATGGCTGACGCCAAGCAGACCTCGGCCGAGAAGCAGACGGCCGCGAAGCGCTACGGCGATCTCAAGTCCAACCGCAAAGAAGCCGAGACGCGCGCCAAGCGCTGCGCCAAGGTCACCCTGCCCCGCCTGTGGGTGGACGAGGGCGCGAAATCGCGTACCCCCGGTTCCGCCTACATCGACACCGGCCCGAAGTGCGTCAACGCGCTGGCCTCGAAGATCGTGCTGGCCTGGCTCCCGCCGAACGCCTCGGTGTTCAAGCTCGCGCCTGACCAGGCCGTCGCCGAGAACATCGCCGAGCAGGCTGGCGTGGAGACCTCCGAACTGGAGGCCGCGCTGGTGGACGTGGAGCGGGTCATCGTCAACGACCTGGAGACCAGCGGCGTCCGCCCGGTCCTCAGCGAGGCGGCCAAGCACGCCATCGTCCTCGGCAACTTCCTGCTCTACGACCCCGACGAGGGCAAGCCCAAGCTGTACCCGCTGACCTCCTACGTGACCGACCGCGACGGCCTGGGCAACGTGCTGGAGATCATCACGCTCGACAAGATCGCCCCGGCCATGCTGCCGGACTCGATCCGCGCGGCGGTGATGCAGAAGCTCGCCCAGGAACGCGACGAAAAGACCAAGAACGACGACGTGAACCTCTACACCTGGGTGCGTCGCTCGGAAGATGGCAAGGAGTGGGAAGTGGTCCAGGAGGTCGAGGGCGTCGAAGTGCCTGAGACCATGGGCACCTACCCCATCGACGCCTGTCCGTGGATTCCCCTGTGCGCCCCGCCGTCCCTCGTGGACGACTACGGCGAGGGCCTGGTCTACGACTACGTGGGCGCTTTCGAGTCGCTGGAGGCGCTGCGCAAGGCGATCCGCAAGGGTGCCGCCGCGCTGGCGAAGATCATCATGTTCCTCAAGCCGACCTCGACGATCCGCGAGCGCCAGCTCACCGAGGCCGAATCCGGCGCGGTGCTGCGTGGCGAGGCCAGCGACGTGACCACGCTCCAGCTCCAGAAAGCCTACGACCTGAACTTTGTGCGGCAGGAGGCCGAAGGGCTGGCGAACTCGCTGGAGCTGATCTTCGGCGTGAAGTCCGCCGTGCAGCGCCCCGGCGAGCGTGTGACCGCCTACGAAATCCGGGTGCTGACCCAGGAACTCGACGACGCCCTCAGCGGCTTCATGGCGATGTCGGGCGAGCAGCTCTTGCTGCCGCTGATCCGCCGCCGCCTGCACAAGCTCCAGAAGCAGGGTCGCCTGCCCGAGCTGCCGCAGGAACTCATCAAGCCGCGCATCACCGTTGGCATCGCTGCCCTCGGCCGCGGCCACGACCTGAACAAGCTGATCGAGTTCGGTCAGGCAGTGGATGCGCTTGTCGGCGCAGAGGAGAAGGCACGCCGCCTCAACAGTGGCGAGGCGATCTCCCGACTGGCCGCCGCTTCCGACATTTCCACCAAGGGCCTGATCCGCTCCGACGACGAGCTTGCTGCCGAGCAGCAGGACGCCTCGGCGCAGGAGGCGATGGTCCGTGCCGCTCCGAATATCGCCTCAGCGATGACCCAAACCCCGTAACCCCGAGAAGGACGCAATGTCGAACGAAACCACCGAGAAGCCCGCCAAGCCGACCAAGGAAGCCCCGAAGGCTCCGAGCGTCGAGCGTAAGGGCAAGGCCGAGATCACCCGCAAGACGAACGGCCTGGTCATCGTCAACTACAAGCCCGAGGACAAGTAATGTCGCAGCCGGGCAAGTCCGAAGTGACCGTCAGCCTTGACGGCATCAACGGCCAGCCGACCCCAGGTCAGCAGCCGCCGCAGAACTCCCAGGACACCCAGCAGCCCGCACCGGGCGCGCAGGGTGCCACCGATGGCGAGCGCCTGTTCGGCGGCAAGTACAAGACCGTGGAGGAGCTGGAAGCCGCCTACGCAGAACTGAGCACGCCAGCCGACGACAAGGGTGGCAAGGGCGGCCCCGCGACCATCGACGACGCCACCGCGGATGACGCGCGTGACGCCTTGGCGCGGGCTGGCCTGGACCTGGACGACTTCGCCACCGAGTTCAACTCGAACGGCTCGCTGTCCGAGGAGAGCTACAAGAAGCTCCAGGACGCGGGCTATCCGAAGGAGCTGGTGGACGTGTACGTCGATGGCCTGCGCGCTCGCGTGCAGACCTACGAGAACGCCGTCTACTCGCCTGCAGGCGGCAAGGCCGGTTACGACGGCCTGGTCCAGTGGGCCAAGACCAACCTGAGCGCCGAGCAGAAGCGGGCGTTCAACGAAGCGGTGCAGTCCGGCGACGCCGGCCGCGCAGCGCTGGCAGTCCAGGGCCTCGTCGCCCTCCGTGGCGGCAACGGCCGCCTTCTGAATGGCAAGACCGCACCGAACGCCGATGCTGGTCCCAAGCCGTTCCAGTCGCAGGCGCAGGTCGTCGAAGCGATGCGCGATGTGCGCTACCACCGTGATCCGGCTTACCGCGCGGAAGTCTCCGCCCGCCTGGCCGTGTCGCCGCTGTTCAAGTAATCCACTCAACCTCAAGCAAGGACTAAA